CTTGTTCCCCAACGTGGAATTTGCAATCAAACTGCTGGACGCCGGCAACGGCAACCGTCTCAGCCGCCTGGTACTCACAACCGTCTGGCTCACGTCTAGTAACACTATCGCCGCCAACGGCGCCACTCAAGTGGAGTACATGGTCGGCATTGGCGCCAGCGTGAGCGAAACCACGATCGAGTTGCGCTACCGCTCCGCCATTGATAGCGTGATCTCAAACTTCCCCTCACGCAACGTAACGCGCCAGCTTGTTGGTCCACTACCTCTCAACGCCAACATTTCACTGCAATGAACGACCTTATCGGCTTAAAACGTGCTTGGGGCGCCTACCCGGGTGACGGAAGTGGACAAGCAGACTGCTGCGCCTTAGCTGCAGAGGTACACAAAAGGCTTGGTTACTGGGACTACGGACCGGAACTAAAAAATTTATTTGCTAAATATAATGATGAAACTTTACCTAAAAGTTTTATAGCTAAATGGCTACTTAAAAATGCACAACGCTTACCAAAACCAGAACTCCACGCTGTAGTTTTATTGCCCAGCAACGGCGTAGGTGCTTTAGGAACTGTACTGGGTGAAGATGATGTACTGTTTATTGCACCTAGTGGTTGCGTCGTTAGAGGCCCACTGCCGGCAAACTATGGTTGGTATTTTAGGATGAAAAAATAATGCGTAAACTACTTCCTTTTGAGCACGAACTTATTGCAACTTTGGGTATTTCAAAAGAAGAATACCTACAATTTGTTGCACTATATGAACAACCGGATTTTGAAAATAAGCCTGTAGCTGGCGAGACAGTAGCGATAGTTCTCGCTGTTATTGGCATCCTTTTTCAGGTAGCAGCTGCAATCTTTATGCAGCCGCAAACCCCTTCGTTTGATATGCCTCGTGGCGGTGGCGGACAGCCGCAAACCCGTGACGAACGCTTCTCTCCACGATTCGGTTTCAACTCCACCCAGGAACTTGCTGCCTATGGCGACCCGGTAAACCTCGTCTACGCCAATCGCGGCACCGGCACTGGCGCTAACCCCAACGGCGGCGTGCGCGTCACCGCTTCCCTGCTCTGGTCCGCCGTCCGCAGTTACGGCTCCAGTCAGTTCATCCAAATGCTGATGATGCTTTCGGGTGGCGCCATCACTGCTATCGATCCCGAAAAAACCGCCTTCGGGCAGACGCCACTGCGCGATCTGATGTCCGAAAACATTTGGATGTACTTTGACCCTGGCGCAACTGGCGTAGTTCAACGCCAAGACGAAGTATTCGGTAACTCTGGAACAGATCCCACTCGATACGGAAAAAGCACCGACAACCCGTACCGTATCCAGCCATCAGAAACAAATACCCGCCAAGACGGCTTTAGTCAGGCTTATTCCCCAACCACCGCCAACCAAGTCGGCATCTACGGCGTGGTGCCCATCAACGTGCTGCTGTATATCCGCCGCAGCAGCGGCCACAAAGATTCCACCAACCTTGGTGTGACCGCATCAGGAATCTCATGGACCTCTTCCAGTCCTTCACTAACAATTAGTCTTGACGACGTAATCGTAATTAAATTCGATTCCACAGCAATCGTAGATGGTGATTCAGATATTACCAAAGAAGCAAAAGATGCCCGCCGCAGTTTGCTGAGTGTTTTTGATACCGCCAGCACCTTCAAATTAGGTACAGCACTGTTTCGGGTCACTAACCTTTCCGGAACAAACATTGACGAAAATGACATCACCATCAAACTCAAGTGCATCCAAGCTGGATCAGCACCGCGCACAACTTACGCAAGCACAGAAGCCTCTGGAGCAAAAGGTGCTTTAACGTCTGCAGAAAAGAAAGAACGTAACAAACTAAAAAATAATGTTCAAAAATTACTGGACGAAGACCAGCGCCCTGACATTACAACAGCACTTCAACTTGCAGAATCAGGCGAAATTAAAGAGGCTCAATACGGTCGTGTCAGAAAAAATGTGGAAAAAGTGGAAGCGCGTCAACAATTTGGTTACGGTAGAGGCGGTTACAGTGTTATAAAAAAAGGCTATTATTTAGATCATACTAGCTACTATAAATATGTTACCGCAATTAAAGGGTACGTTAAAAAACGCGATCTTACAAAAAACGAAAAAGATACACTACGGCGTTACGCCGAACTAGGCGAAATTTCGGAAACATTTAGCAACGATATTTTTTACACAAAAGCCCTGGCACGCATTGCCTTAGCTAAATACGAAACGCTGTCAGCCTGTCACATTGTTGACTTTGCAATTAAAGCGATTGTCTTTAAGCGCATCAGCGGACGCCAACTGGAATACGGCAGCGACAGGCTTAATGGGTATCCGGTAAGTGATAACGGCATCAAAGCTCGCGTTGCTCTGTTTAAGTTGCGCTATCGCGAAGTCGGACAAACTAAGTATGTAACAGTACCCCGCACGTTTGCCATTAGTCGCGCTGCCGACAACGAAAACTTTGTTTACTTCAAATTCAACAGCGGCATCACAGACGCCGCATCTGCAACCCATTGGGAATTTGAACTGGAACCCATCGTCGATCCACTTAGCGAATCAGCGGTCAACGATGTTTATTACTATCTTTCCAATGCCGGTGACCCAATAAGCGAAACCCTCAGCAGCTACAAACTGCTCAGCAAAGACTCCACCACGCCATCCATCCAATTTGTTGGTGAAAAGAAAAACGCTACTGTAAACGCTTTTCCACCCAAAAACAGCAACCCCGCTGACCTGAACGAGTGGGACCTGTTCAACTACGACGCCGATACGCAGATCGCGTTTTCGTTTGATTCCGGCCCCGAAATCACCATTACAGCCGTCAGCGAACAACTGCTGCAATCGTTTAGCGACTACGACCAAAAGAACGCTTCCGGCAAAGTCGTCAAAAAGTTGTACAACAATCTGGCACTGCTGGGTTTCAATGCTTACTCCGGCAAAACAATCCAAGACCTGCGCTCGTTCACCGTATTTGCCGAGCAAGGTCGCAGTGTCCGCCGCCTACGCACTAGCGGCGACGACGAAAACGGAGACATTTGGGGCAGCGCCAATTATCAGTATTACCCATCCAAACCCGATGGTGCCAGCAGCTTAGCGCCAGACATTTTCCTGGACACCGTGCTGGATAAGGAAGATGGCATCGGCAACTACGCCGTCGTCAACGCACTGGATCTCAAGCAACTCGCCATCACCAAACGCTTTTGCATCAAAAACAAGTTATTCATGGACTGCGTAATTGCTGACCCACGTAGCTGGCGCGAGTTCTGGGTGGAGGTTGGTCCGTATAACTTGCTGGAGTTTGCCCGTATCGGCGGACGCGAAACCCTAGTGCCTGCTGTGCCGTACAACTCAACGACTGGCGCCATGACCCGCAGCATCACCGTCAGCGCCTTATTTAACCAGGGCAACATCCTGGAGGATTCCTACAAGGAGGAATACATTGACTACGGCAGCAACGCCCAAGACATCATCGCCAACATCATTTACACCGACATGCCTGATGACGCGGTATTTGCCAAGAAAAAATCCGTCGAGGTCGTACTCAAAGACACATTCGAAGTTGATGCCATCCGCCAGACCTTTGACATCTCCAGTTACGTCTCCGACTACGACCACGCTGTTTTGTTTGGCAAGTTGCTGTGTAATACCCGTCGCCACGTCCGCCAAGCCATCGAGTTTAAGACCTACCCAACTTCTGACCCAATCTCTCCTGGTGCCTTCATTTATGTGGACATCGGTCAAAACAGCTGGGACGCCATCCGCACTGGTGTTGTCGGATCTGATGGCACGCTGAATACTCCGCTTGCCAATACGCCGGTCGACGGCACCTACAACTTCCGCCTGTACCGCAGCGACAAGGGAATGGTTACCCTCAGCAGCGTGGCAATCAGCAACGGCACATCCACGAAGCTGAAAAACTACGAGGGCTACCTGTTTGTCCTTGGCGTGGAGGCAACCAAGCGCCGTGTGTTCCGCGTGACCGAAGTGCAGATGGACGAAGAAGGCGAAACCACCGTCCGCGCCACCATCTACCCCTGCACCAGCGACGACAAATCCCTAATTGCGGACTTCAGCGATTCCCTGTTTACGGTCCGCAGCTAAACTACTAAATATCAGGAGTTGACGGCCATGGCCTTTTTTACTGGACGTAGCGGGGCGCTGTACTTGATAAGTGCAGGCACTGGTGGCGTAACACCGAATACCGACAACAGTGAAAAAGCCTTGAAACTCCGCGATTGGTCCCTTGAAACCACGCTGGAGCTGCTGGAAACCACCACAGTTGACACCGCCGTTAAGAATTATACCCCAGGTAGCGTCAGCTCCACTGGTAGCGCCACCGTTCTGTACTACAGGAAAGAAACCGGCGAAGCCGGCGTGCAGTTTGACTCGTTCCTAAACAAAATCATGAAATCCAGCTCGACTGGTGTAACTACCACTGACCGAGTTGGCATGGTGCTGCGTGTTGGTGAAACCGGAGGCAGCGGCTCCGACATTAAAGACGACATTGCCTTCAACGCCTACATCACCAACGCTTCACTCCAAGTCAGCACCGGCGAACTCAGTTCGGTAGCAATCCAGTTCACCGTGGATGGACCCTTCCGCGAATTGGTTGACGCATGACTTATTTCCTAGGCCACTACGGAAAAGTCAAGCTACGTCGCAAAAGCTCCACCAGCTTTACCAGTTCAATTTCACCGGCGGACATCAACACCACGCTAAATCGGTTTGGTTTTGACGGTTCCCTGGAAAATTTGCTGACCGGCGATCAAATCCGCATCTTCACGACAGACGCACGCGGACTGGACTTTTTACCGTCTTCCACTTGGCCTGACGGCGGTGGCGCAACGTTAGACGAAGTTGTTGCGTATACCAACATCAACGCCATTGGCGGTATCCGCCTATTCAACAGTTTTTCCGCCGCTGTCAACAATAATCGCGCCGAAGAATACCCACTAGAAGCCTTTGCCGGGGCTGATTTACCCATCGAAGTAATGATATTTGGCTCAGTGGAGCGTGTTCTCGGTGACGTAACCGGATTTACCTTTAACACCGACCGTGAAGCACTCGACACCACCACAATGTCGGACCGCTTCAAAAGGATGTTTTCCGCCGGACTAATCAGCGGCTCTGGCTCCATCGACTGCCTATTCAACAGTCAAAATAGCGGCCTGGTAGAAAATTCATTGTTGATGTTGCAACTTATCAACCGAACTGACATTGGCAGTGAATTTAGTTGCTACCTACAACTCACAGAAGATGCTATCTACCCAGGGGCAAAAGATATTTACTACGAGTTTGACGCGATGGTTACACGCACCGGCATTGAGGTGCGCCCTGACCAAGCCATTAACTGCGCCATTGACTTTGTGACGACCGGCGAAATCCGGTTACTGATTGGCGAACCCTCGGGCTACATCCTTAAGGAGGACACAGATCGCCTGCGCCTGCAGCAAGATCTTGACTTCCTCCTTACCGAAGTCACCGACTAAACTGCTAGAAGACCCGCTGTACCTGGAGCTGGCAGGTGGCCGACCAACGCATTACAGAATTAACGCAGCTCAGCGAGGAAAACGTTGAGGCCACCGACGTGCTGCCCATCGTAGACATCTCGGCAAGCGAGACCAAAAAAGTCACCGCCAAAGACCTGTTCGAGGCTGGCGCGACTCTTGCCGGTGCCTCCAGCATTAACCTTGCCAAGCTAAATCAAGCCAGCGCCACCAAACTCGGCACCACGGCACTGGCGGACGACGCGATCACCGCCGCCAAACTGGCTGACGATTCCAGCATCGCCTACGACTCCGTTGCCCCAGCATCCGACAATTTTGAGGGTCGCGGCTACGTCAACAGCACCAGCAAAAACCTCCAGATCTGGGACGGCAGCGCGTTCCAGCAGGTTATTGCCCCAACCGCCGGCATCGAAGACAGCGCGGTAACGACCGCCAAGATCGCCGCCAACGCAGTCACCACCGCCAAAATCGACGCCGCTGGCCTTGGTACAGCAGCCCTTGCCGATGACGCTGTAACGACCGACAAGATTGCTGACGACGCCGTAACGGCAGACCAACTCGCCACTGGTTCCGTCACCGCCGACGCGATTGCCGCAGGCGCCGTCGAAACCGCCGAACTAGCTGACGACGCCGTTACCTACGCCAAAATCCAAAACACCAGTGGCACTGACGTTCTGCTGGGACGTTCAACTGCTGGCGCGGGCAACGTCGAAGAGATCAGCTGCACTGCAGCCGGTCGCGCACTTCTTGATGACGCCGATGCTTCCGCCCAACGCACCACGCTGGGACTCGGCACACTCGCCACGCAATCCGGCACGTTCAGCGGCACGCACTCCGGCACCACCAGCGGCACCAACACCGGCGACCAAACGATCACGCTGACCGGCGATGTAACTGGCTCAGGCACTGGCTCCTTTGCCGCAACCATTGCTAACAACGCTGTCACCACAGCCAAGATCAACGCCGGCGCAGTTACTACCGCCAAAATTGACGCCGCTGCAGTCACTGGTGCCAAACTTGCCGCCGATTCCAGCACCATCGTTTCCGGCAACGCCCCATCCGGCAGTGGCAATTTTGCAGGTCAGCAATGGTTCAACACCAACACCGGCCTCGCCTACGTCTGGGACGGCAGCACCTGGAACCAGCAAGCCGGCGTCCAAAGTTTCGTCTTCACCGACTCCACGCCGATCGCATTTAGCTCGTCGGTCACCTCAGCTGGTGTTGCCACTATCACCAGCACGCTTGAAAACCAAACCGCTGCAACAGTTCTTGCCGGTCCAACAACTGGTTCAGCAGCTGCCCCAACCTTCCGCGCCTTGGCAAGCGGTGACCTCCCCGTTGCTGCGACTGGCACTCCCGGCGCCATTTCCCCTGGTACTGGTCTGACCGTTGATGCCGGCGGTGTACTTAACCACAGCAACACGGTTGGCTCTGGCACTTACACCAAGGTCACCGTTGACGCCCAAGGTCACGTCAGTTCAGGCACCACGCTTGAGGCGGCTGACCTCCCAGAACTGGACGCCGCCATAATTACCACCGGTACGTTTAGCAGCGCCTTCCTTGCCCCTAACAGCGTCGGCGCCACCCAACTTGCCGACTACGGCATAGCCCAAGTCAGCGAATCTGCCCCAACACCCGAGTTTGCCGGTCAGTGGTGGATCAACCCGTCGGATAAAGCTGCTTATATCTGGGTGGGTACTGTCAGCCCAACACCTAACGGCTACTGGCTCAATGTCGGCTATGGCACACCAGCGCAACTCAACCTACGATTTGGCGGCACCTATAACGCAACCACAAACCTTGTCGTCAGCTTAAACGAATACGGAATAGAAGCAGGCTTAACAGTGGGCCAGGCTCTTGGCGCACCAAATATTCAAAACAACGGCGTTTATTTGGCCGTTATTACAGCTGGTACAGGCACCACACCTGCTCCCACCGCTTCACTAGCGATTGGCGACTGGGTGCTCAGTCAAGGCACCGGTTCAAAC